TCCTGAAATTAAGTGCTGAATTACTCTGTGCAAAATAATCACTTGAGGAATCAAAGTTAAGACAACTTGCGCCAAGCAGACCACCACTGGTAGTAAAATCTCCTGCTACTGTGATTGTATCGTTATCTGCGTTAAGTGTTCCTCCTGTTGGGATTGTAAGACTATTACAATTATGTGCCGTGGAGTCAATAGTTACAAATGGTGAGGCTGCTATTATATTACCTGCATAATCAAGAGAACCCGCCCAGTCACAACTCGTAGTTCCATTATTAATTAATATATTGGTGGTAGCATCTCCTATAAAACTACCATCAGTAAATTCTTGATTGTCTCCTGCACTACTTCCTGTAACAATAAAGTTAGCTCCTGCTTCTTCATCATTCGTTCCATCTATCGTAAATCTACTGGCAATATGCATAGCACCTGCACCGCCCCAATTAGTAGTACCGCTATTTGTAAAATGACCAGAACATTCCATCCTCTGTCCATTCAAATCGAAAGTTGTCCCACTTTCTACTGTTACGGCATCAAACTCACAATCTCCATCTAATCTAACCTTTCTACCTGATGGTGCAAATCGGTTTACTGGAATGTCTACTGTAACATTTACATTTTTAAGAGCTACTTCAGTGTAAAGTGGTGTATCATCCCAAGCTGATAATATTAAAGGATATAATGAACTAACGCCATATATATTAGCATAATTTGTTTCCGTTCCTGATAGAGTCCTAAGCAAAGAACTGCACGTTGCTGCACTACTTGTAGTTCCATAATTGTAAGTTTTTCCTGACGTTAAATAATTAATATCATTACCACCAGAACGTGTATGACTATTTTCAATAATGTATCCTTCTTGAAATCTACATTGTCCTGCTGCTTGATTCTGGAGGTCGTACAAAGCATTGTCCGTAGCACCACTGTCGCTACTAAATCTATATTCAACAGTTCCTGCATTAGTTAAAACGACTCTACCATTATTGTGAGTAAATGTAGCTGCTGCAAAAGTTGTAGCTGCTGCTAAACTCAAATCACCTCTTGGTGCTGACAAAGTTCCGTTAGCTGCTATCGTAAGTGTACTGTCAAGGTCAAGAGTGCCGTCTGTCCAATCTGCAAGACTTATTCCTGTTCCATCTGCATCCGTTCCAGTTCCGTAATCCGTTATCGTCCCAGTCTCGCCCGTATCTTCATCTATCTTCCACCAATAAAGAGGAGTTACATTGTAACTTCCAGAATATAGAGAGGCAACTTGGTCAGTGGATAATTTATAATCGAATATTTTTACATCTCTAATATCTCCATCAAACTTGGTGTCACCTGAACTTTTCCCAATAGTCACTTCCTGTCCTGTGACAGTTCCCATCTCATTCGCTGAGGCGATTGTATCAACAAGAACACCGTCTGTATAATACCTAACATCTGTCCCAGAATCCAATACCATAACAACGTGATTCCACACGTTCAGAGTGGGGAATTTATCGCTTTGCCATTCAAACGAACCATTATAGAAATTGTAGCCACCACCAGAATCATTGTGCGTCCCAAAGTGCCATCTCGTACCACCACCGCCTCTGTTAGCAATAAACGCCCTATTTGTTGCTCCTAAAGAATCTGGTTTCATCCACATACTTATAGTCATATCGGCTGCGATGTCTAAACCAGTTGCAGCGTCCATCTCGATATAATCATTAGTGCCATCCATCTCCACAGAAGTCAGTGACAAACCCTCTAACTTTCCTTGTGTTACTGTAACAGCACCGTCTGTCGTTGTTGTGTTGTCCTGAACATTTACACTAAAGGCATCGTAAACTATACTTCCCATATTGGCTGCTGTAAGTGTATTGGATTCTCCACTCGAATCAGCAGTAGTAGATGCATTGAGCTTTGCCCACAGTTGAATGCCTGATGTCGGCAGGTTAGGGTCGGTACTTTCCACATTAATCTTCTTCGCCATACCTGCGACTTGGGCTGCCGTTACTGCTACATTCTTATAGATTTTAGCATCTGCAATATAGCCGTCCCAAGTACGATTTATTCCTCCTGTATTACCTATATAGAATGTGTTTGAAGCGTCACTGGCTCTTGTTCCAACAGGAGTTGTTTCAGTTAAAGATAATGCAACACCATTTAAATATATAACTGGATTATTAGCTACATCATCAGAATCGTAAACGACAGCAACGTGGCTCCAAGCATTTAATGGAAGAACCTGACTTGTGTACCAAAGGCCATCGGTAGTAGAAAACTGATGGCTAAAATATAAACGACATAACGAACCACTTAAACTACCAACGTATAACTTCCAACCTGCGCTACTTGCTTCTGTATTGAATATGGTACCTCCATCGTTTTCTCCGAGACTCTTTGGATAAACCCAAGCTGATGCACAACCACCATTAGTATCCCAAATATCATCGAAGTCATTACCAGTAGAAGAAAGAACAGAAGTAGTAGCATTAAAATTACCATAAACAGGGTCAAGATTTACATTAACGTTTGATGTTCCTAAGTTTCCTTCTATTATTCCGCCAGTGCCTATTACTTCAAAAGTTCCCATCTATGCTATTGTTAAGGTTCCTCCTACCTTTCTAAATCCGCCAACCTTGACGGTTTGGCCACTGTTTAATTTATACGTTCCCGAATTTAATGTTACAAGACCGTGATGTGTTATCTGTCCCGTTTGGTCTGCATTATTTTCAAATATACCGCCATTGATATATGTATTACCGTGAACATCTAATGTGTCTCCTGCTGTATACATCTCAAACATACCCATAGTAACTGTAAGGTCTCCCAATATCGTGACTGCTGCACCCGATTGGTCAACCATATAACTGATATAATCATTGTTATTGTATTTTATTTCTAAATCGTAATACTCATTACATTGCATATACCAATTACTGCTGGGAGTGAAATCAACCAATACCTTTCCTTTGTTGTGTGTAAAAGTTCCGTGATTGAGCAAAGTATAACCATTGTATCCACCAGTAATAGTAGTAGTACCGCTTGTTGCACTGTACGTTCCTCCACTTGCTATTGTAAGACTTCCCATACTAATTGCTGAAGCATTACCCGTCAAGGTATCTCCATCATTTATTGTTACATCTCCTGCTACTGTAAGTGCATTATTTGCAGAGGAAGGATGAGAAGTAGTAAATGTTCCATTATCTATTGTAAGGTATCCTTCTATTATTAAAGCACTTCTTGGTCTTAATGTTATGCCATTATCATTAAGTCTTAAATTGTGTGGACCAGTATCTCCCGATGGTCCATTCCATTGGATACTGGTTGTTGCATTAACTGCTAAAGTAATTCGACCATTTGCGTTGTATGCTTTTCCAACAGTTAGTTCAAACATCCTATCTGCTGTTGTATATTCTGCATTAATAGTAGTTGTAGCTGATGTAAATGTAAACTTAGTATTGGTAACAGCCTGTTTAATTGCACCTGTTGTATGGTTTGCAGAACCTCCAACGAATGTTCCTCCTTGTAACATTTCAATAGCATAATCGTCACTTTTAGTAGAACCTAAAGATATTGCCGAAGCATTACAAGTTAATGTTGCTTGGTCCTCACTACTGTGACTAGCGTCTCCTATTGTTGTTTTTCCTGTTACTGTAAGTGCATAATTGTGAGTTGAATTTGTATTCAATAATCCTGCCGTTACTGTAAGGTTCCCCAATAGAGTTACCGCACCTGTTTCTATTAAGATATTTGCGCTTGCATCGTTTATTACAAGATGCCTTGCATTACCAGAAGCACAGTTCAAATCTATTGATGCCGTCCCGCCATACGTGATTGTAAAGTCTGAATCTGTACCACTTATTTGACCATTATTAAATTGGATAGACCAACCTGATGCATTCTCTCCTACTACTGTAAGAATATTGCCATCGCCATCATATATTCCTCCCGTATTAGCTTTCAACGACTTACAACTATCTGCACCCGTAAGAGTTACGGTATGCCCATTATCAATTACAACATCATCTGCTGTATCATTTGGTACTGCTCCACCAACCCAAGTACCTGTTGCATTCCAGTTACCAGAAGTTGTGGATGTTATGACAGCCATCAGGCCACCTCACTTACTAAAGCTATTTCAGAGTATATAGGAGCATTCATTCACACTTGCTCCGCATAGACGTAGACTGTAAGATCTGCGCCACTACCTGTTGCGGTTACTGCTAAATGTCTGATCGGTGTTGTTGAGATCGCTTTCAATGCACTACTGCTTGTTCCTACAGTTATGTCATCTCCAATCTGTGTCCAGTCTGATGTAGGAATACTTGCATTTGGTGTATCTACTAATGATCCATAAACCTTTGCGGTTCCTACTACTGATCCATCGGAATTAAATATTTGTATTGCATATCTGTTAAATAAAGCGCAATCAAACTTAGCCAAAACTGTTGTTTCAGATCCACCTACTGCTGTTACTGTATTAGCAAATAAAGCTGCGTTACGTGTTTGATCTAATCTTAATGTTGTTCGTACTACCGTTGCCGCCATTAGTCTCCCCCAACAATGACATCTACCTTACCGTCACCATCGAGGTCTATGCCTATGCCTTTCTTTTTATTCAACCCTTTCGGTTTCTTAAGACTTTTGGGCCTTACCTTATCTATTACAGATTTCGGTGGCTTTATTTTTTTAGATGCTTGTTTGCTTTCTTCCAAGTGTTTTCGGGATTTAGGAGGTCTGCCCCTACGTTTAGCAGGTCGGATCCCAGTCTTAATCCCCCCGCCAACATTTTCTTTGCCAACGGAATCTTTGATCTGTAAATTGCCAACTCTTTTGCGACCTTTGATCGCTTCAATGAGCTTTTCATCCGTGATCTCAACTTCTTGATTCGGGGGGAACTCGACATTATGCCCAGTGCCAATCCGCCTGAAAAGATGCTTATCTCCACGATTGATGATCTTGACCATTTAATAAGTCCTCCAATCACCTATGCGTTCAAATCTCTTATACTTGCGTGTGTGTTAAACCTGTATGCAATTAATTCCATTGCAGTTATTAATGCAAACTGCTTGGTTAATGCTTGAGTTACTGCTAAGTTATCGTTAGCTACATATGTTGTAGGTGCTGCGACTCTTAATGCTAATTGTGGTAAATCTAACAAGTGTATTCTTGATACTGTGTCTTTGGCTACGTGCTGTGATGTGAATATTGGTATTCCATTGTAGGATCCAACTCTGCTGTCGTAATTCAAACCAGCTTCTCCAAGAACTCCATTCTGTGATCCTGCTCCACCTTGTGCTGCATCGTAGCGTAGAATAGTAGCTGCGCCACCATCTCCACCTTTTGTAAGTAGCTGTTGTAGATTCATGTAACTGTCATGACCTGTTAATAAAATCAGATCTGAATAGTTTACTCCATTAGTCATACAAGCTTCTATTGCAGTATCTAAGAATGCAGTTGTAAGTGCTCTGTCTGATGAATCTGCATGTAGACAACTTGCTGCATCCATCCATGCTGCTTCTGTCTGTCTGGTCTTACCATACATATCTCCATCTGTCCTTGCATTTAATGGACCTGTAGATGGATTACAATAATTATCTGTAACCGTTACACGATCAATAGATTGTAGATCTGTAGCTGTTACTGTATCTGCATCTGCTAATAATTGTTGATCCATTCCAAAAACGTGTGCATCACTCATTTCTTTTCTCATAAATGCTGCAAGTCCTTTTAGACCATCATCTGCCTCAGATAATAATTCTGCTTTAGTACTGATCTCGTAGTTTGTTACGATCTCTTTCAAAGTCGCTTCAAGTGTAGTAAGTGTTGGTGCTGTTGTGTCTCCAAATGTGGCTCCCTCAACAGTTCCTACTGCGTAGTCTGCATTACTGCCATCATCTACTGGACGAGTTGTCATAACTCTCCAACCTGATTGTGTCCATGGTTCTTTCTTCAATAGCTTTGCTACTTCAGATTTGGTGTTTAGTTGATTCCAAACTTTTGCTCCGTATATGACATTAAAGGCTCCTGCTTCAGCAGATGTAAAATCATTATCTCCCTTTTCAATG